CTAGGGGTTGGTTAAGTTAATAACCACAGCAGTTTCCCACTGTTGCCAAGACAATCTTGTCCCGTTGGTAAGATTGTCAGACGGTATGTAATCCCAATAGGGAGTACACCGCAGCTTCTTCCTATAAAGAACCTTATCATGCCTGACAAGGATACTGGACCTGAAAGACCCAGTAGATACCTTAAAGGAAATGAGTTCACCATATAAGAAACTAACATACAAGCCCGGAGGATTGTACAGTAATCTCTTACCTCCATTGGGGACACGGAGCTCCCCATCTCCAATCAATATTCGCTTAGGGCGGGACCTATAAACCTCATAAAGAAGTGAGGAATTAGTATCTCGTTTAAGACGTTTACTGATAGAGATAGAAGGAACGCGAAGACCGGCATCATTATTTTCAGTGAATGGAACAAACATCGTCTTGTTAGGCGGTGTAAGACCAGACATGAGATAATTAACTGTCTTATTAAGACAGATACCGGTATAAGCGGACCAACTATTCAGAAGGTTAATGGCGACAAAGATATCTTGCTGCGACCGTAATGCCTTTACAAAGACACTACGGGCTGGTTGGCCATCAAACCAATCAGCACCGCAAGATTCTCTGAACCGACCTTCGAAGAAGGTCTTAGAGGGGTTTAACGAGAAACCAAGTATGTCAAGTAGACGGACTACATTGCGATAGCATCTGCTATCACAAATAAGGTCATCTCCAAAACATGCCCAGTTCATCTTTAAACCATCGTAGACAGGGACGCCCGTGCTACGATAGGCCGCTCTAACCAAGCAGCTAAATATTACTGTCTGCAAGGGAAACGTAAAACCGTTCCCCATAGTAGAGATCATATAAAGCGGTATGCGCGTATTCTTATAAACAGTGTGATTTGATCTAAGCTCCAGCAGGGTTTTAAAAAACCATGATGGAAAGATCTCCTCACAAAGCCTAAGTGAAATACTGTCGGAAGCGGAAGATAGATCAATTGTTGAGAAAGATCCATCCTTCGAACCGATGCATGCAAGCCGACGATTCTTCTCAGGTTGACAAGCTAGATCTATCGTTAGATAGTTAGCAAGCCTACTTTCGAGAAGAGCGCCAAGCCCAAGCTGAGTAAACATATTCAGCGAGGGCTCAACGCATATCATCCGGCTTATGCTTGAGGTTTTTGGAACGAAGCTGCACCGGCTGCCTGTAACTATAAGTGGTTCTCCATATTCTTCATAGCGGTGGACTTCCGCCTCTAAGAAATCTGGAAACCATTGAATATAGTTCTTATACTCATCGTATAAGTATCGAGATGTAACAGTGAGCTTTGAGCTAAAGAGCTTAGCATAACAGCTAGTCCCATTAGCACCAATCGCTGCACCAGGCCCCGTCCTTCCATTTTTGAAAAAATCAAAATAGGAAGAGAAGAGCATTTCACCTTCAGGATGAAGGAACATATCAACCTCACGGAGAAAATCCCCATAAAGCTGTACATCCCAAGAATCCTTTAGATGAAGACTCCAGTCCTTGCATTTTTTATTAGATGCATGGAATTTCTCAAGAGCGGCTTGGTCTGCAGAATCAGTATTGTCTGGTATCCACTTTCGTGTAATATCATACAACTGAGCTGTAGAAACAAACTGCTTATAAGAAACGTCTGGCGGCAAACTACTAGGGTCGACTGGACCCAAGGGTAGAAATGCTGAAACATCGTCTTTAACGGCAGAGTAAAGAGCATCAGAGCTAAGGCTCATGCTGTTCTATCCTTCTGTAACTCTATGCCATGCGGTTTTACCCGCAAATTTCAGGTTAAGCCTGAAATGATGTCAGAACCTGCTTTCACAACACTTCTAGCCCACTCCGGAAGGAGTGGGAGAGAAGCAAGTGTCGCAGTGATGACCATCAGCAAGCGTTTATTACGAAGCATCCAGGAAATCATATGACTCCTGTAACTGTCGTATCTCCCATCGACGCACTCATTTGAGTAAGCGCACCGATGAAGAGACTCAACGCGGCACGTACATTGGCCGGATCTGCAGTGTCGGCACCAGCTGGTACGTCAATCTCAGCACGTGCTTGAAGCACGACTGGGGCTTGACCAGCCAGAACGGTGACGCCCTTGCGGACAAGGATAGTGTACTTGTTTCGAGGTACAGATCGAAGAACTCCGGTCACAGGATCAACAACACCCAGAGACCGCAATGAAGCGGGTCTGGAGTTGGTGACAGTGAACGGACGCGACGGTGACGAACTAGCATCGACACCAGCCTGCGTACCACCAATGGCGGTAACTGCATACTGTTTGCCTGCACTAGTGGGCGCCGTATCAACAGCCAGGGTATACGTAGGACTCGTAAAACCTGTTTGAGCTGCTCCCGTTACGGGGGTAGTCAGAGTAAGAGACATTGTTACACCTTCATTTAAAGAATGGGACTAGACTTTTAATATTCGAAGAAATCAAAGCTCCAATGTTTTCCCAAGGCCTACTCCTTACCGGTATCGAAAAACGAACCGAGGGGAGAAGATCTATGGATTGCAATCGGAACCTTGAAAACTTTACAATATTATAGCTAGGGCTATCCGCCTGAATGCCTATACCCGTCCACAAGTAATCTGGATCTGCAAAGGGTTGGCGAGTACTGAACGTATAACGATTAGTTAACGTAGTCCTCTCCGTCCCAACGCAGTATGTCAGATCAGATGTGGGAAAGGTAACAGCATTGATTACATCACCAATATTGGTGAAGTAATCTACCACGAATGAATAAGGAAGAAGGTCCCAAGCCGTCACAGCAAAATCATTCAGCGTAGAAAGCTGTAGATTTTGAAGGGGCGGAATACGACCATCAACCAAATTCAAACGAATCGCACCTTTAATCCGATAAGTGTAGGTAGCGTACGAATTGCTATCTAACAAAAACTCGGAAGGATCCGCCCAAGAAGGGCGACCGTAGAACGAGTCAAATCGTTCTTGACCGGTTGCTGAACCACTGCAAGGTGCCGTGTTGGTCATACGAACAGAGTTCGTAAGCCCAGCATATGCATCCGCAATGTCCAAGGCCAAAGGCCGCCAACCAAAGCGATACTCAAGGTACGAGTCCGATAAAGCTTTATGAAGAGCTGGTGCTTTCTTATATCTTCCCTTAGCTTTCGTTAGCTGAGAGAAGTATTTGAGAGTCAGCTGTTTCAAGGAGTTCATCGGGTGGAGCAGAGATTCGATCGTTTGTTTGATCTCACCAAGGTCCTGACCAGCCTCAAAGGCAGATCGGGCTGACTTGGCAGAATCAAGAAACTTTCGAATAGCACGGTTACGTATCTCGGTCTTTAAAGAGGAAGACACGTCATTGCTTGGATTTTGCCAAGCATCGGGACTCCGTCCGTCGTAGGCGTAGTGAACGCCTTTGGCGAAAAGGGTACCGGGTGCATATATACCCGTCTTGGTCCAAGAGAAGTACGAACTACCATCGATAGTATATTTAATACCAGAGAGGGAAGTCGTAGCATCTCCGCCATTGCGGATAATATCGCGGTAGTTAGGCAGGTAAGAACCCACTAAAGAGTTCGCCTGACTAAAAGAACCGCTCACGCTATTGTTGTAAGGGCTACCAGGCCCTTCACCAAAAGAGTGAAGACTCCAATCATAACCGAAAGGGTTAATTTTGGAATACACCTCTGACATGAAAACCTCCAATAAAGATAGATGGCAGACGATAGGGTGCCACCCTAAACGATTACCGCCGTCATAGAGAAGACAGCCTAACCTATGTACCAAAAAGAAGGAAAGGATCTCTTAACAGAGACACCCTCCGACTCAAGGTAAAGAGCCCACAGACCAAATAGTTCAGGTATTATATAAAGATCAAGATACAAATCAAGATCAGTATAATTACCAAATGCAAGAACGAATTTGCGAAACCGCAAATCTCGAGCAAGCATAAGACGTAGAAAACACTTTTTAGGTGAATCTATATCGAGAACTATTAAGGTCATATAAGCTCCATAGTAAGGCCCCGCTGCATTGCAGCAGAGGAGACCCGAAA